GTTTACGGTATCGTCTTTTAGCCCCATCATTTCACGGAGTTCGGCACGGCTCGCAATTTGAAGCAAAGTTTGCTCACTCAAACGCTCGGTGATTGGATCGGTAGATTCAATTTCCAAAACCGCCAAACCATTGAAGGAAAATAGGTAGTTAAATACACGCTCCAACTTTTGCACTCGGTCGTTTACATATACCGCCTTGAAAAGTTCGTACGCTTCAATCAATTCAGAACGTCCTCCAAGTTGACCACTGGTGCGAACTCCGAAAAGCATAGGGGATGTAACTCGGTGCGCAACAAAAATTTCAGTTTGGATAGTTTCATTCAAAATGTTAAACTGCTTATCCAAGTCGTTAGCGTTTAACGGCTCGATTTTCAAACCAGTATCCTGCGTATCGTTGAAGTTTACCACGATTCTTTCGCCATCGTCGCCCTTCATTTGGCGCAATAACTGCTTCTTGATTTCCCTTTGCTCTTCATCGGAAGGTACTCCGTTATTGAAGTTGAACAAAAAGCCACCTAAAAAGCCATTTCGTAGGTTATTAACGTGGTAGTTTGCTATCCTCGCATCCGTTTCAATGTACGCCAACGCTCCTAAGTATTCAGGCACGGGGTAATAACGAACGCTTGGAGCGTAACTGCAATAGTAATAAAGTTGTTTGCCTAAACGCTTTTCAGGATTGAATGGTTCGTAGGTGCAAAGTCCTTCGGGCTCTCCAAATTCCTTCCACTCGTCAGCGTACCAAAACTTGTCACCTTCGGGTGAGCGTCGAATGTTACCGAAATTCTTATGCGCAATTTGTGAAATGCGCCCTTGTAAGTTCCAAACAATTTCCAAGGCAAACCCGTTGAAAATTTCAAAGTCCAAAGCGGTTTTGTAAAGAATATCATCCAAGTCATCGTAAGGGTTGGGGTTATCCATTAGCTTATTCAATTCAGCTAACTGCTCACCTTGTACCTTGGTAGCATCATATGTGAATCCCTTGCCGGTGATGTAGTTCACTTTTCCGTTAACAATGGCGTTATGCTTTGCGGAGCGTTGGTACATTTCCAACAAGTAGTCGGGGTAGCGGTTATTCTCCCCGTACATCACATAATCTTTTCCGTTCACCACCTTGTACTCGGGCAATTTGCTTTCAAAGTCCTGCTTTGTAACAATACCCGATTTCGGTAGTCCGTACTTCTTTTTTTCTCTTCTTGCCGTCATAAATTCGGTTCAATATAGGTAACATCGTTTGCGCTGAAAACAATATCAGCAACCTCCGACGCTAAAACTTCGTACAATCCAACTTCCAACACTCTCAAAATTTCTTCGCTCGTTTTTCCCGTTGCGCCTGCATTACCCTCGTAAATTGTATATAGGCATTGACCGCTGGGAATATCACCAATAGCAACATCCCAACAATCAATACGGTTAGTAAATGCACTAAGATTGGCAACCTTTTCAAAATCATAAAAGAAGTCCGTATTTGTTGCAACATGGTGGATATTCAAATAACACCAATCACCGCTTACCATATTCTCGGTAGCCGTGAAAAACAATTTGTTGGTGGCGTTCGCAGTAATTAATTGCATACTTATATAATGGGCAAATTGAAAAATGTAACGAATAAAAAAAGGGAGCGATCGCTCGCCCCCCTCTAATTATGGAAAGTGTGTAGGTTTATGCTTCGGTAATCGTAGCCGAGGTTGTTAGGATAGGATCTTTCTCCATTGAAGTCATGGTTAAAGTCATTCCGTTCAAATCACCCATAGCCGTACCGGTAGCAGAAGTGCCAGTAGTTAGGTAACATCCGTTTTCGTAACCAAGTACCCACTGAACGCCGTTACGATCAACCGCAACAACTGCCAATTTCGCCTGAGCCAAAAGCTTCAACTCATTGCGTAGGGTAGCGGTCAATTTTGGAAGAACGATTGATAGTTCTGTTTGGTAAAATGTAGTGCCATTCTCGATTGAAGAGGTAACAGTTTCAGTAAACTGCGCCGTATTCATCGGTAATTCGTACAAAAACATATCACCCGTAACGGTAGAAATCACCCCTGCAACGGGTGCACCATAGGTGATGTCCTCGAAGTTGGCGAGGTAAACTTTTTTTAATCCACCCACGCTGTCTTTACAAGCGAGTGTGTATCCTGCGGTTAATGCGCATGCCATATCTTTATTTTTTTATTTGTTCAAAAAAAAGGGTGGGCGTTAGTACCCACCCCTTGGTTAATAGTTCAATCGTTTAATTAAGATGCAGCCATCATGAAACGAGCGCACTGAGTAGGGAAGGCAATTTGAACGCCTGCCTTAAACTCACATACGAAACGAACTTCGTCAGCTTCTTTTGCGTAGAAGATTTCGAAACGCTCTTCTTCGTTCAACAAGTCAGTACCGAAAATGAAGTGAGCCAAACGACCTGCGTACAAATCGTAAGTACCGTTCAATCCGTTAACACCGATCAATTTGATGTTTGAACCTGGCAAAGTCAATTCGTAGTTCTCAACTCCATTCAAGTAAGAAATGTTGAAGTAGTTTTCAGCAACCAATCCTTGCTTAATAGCAGTGAATACATCGTATCCGCAGAAAATTACAACGTCATCGTAACCTTTGATGTCGGCAGGAAGATAAGTTTCAAACGTGTTCAACAAAGCGATTGCGTTTGAAGGAGTTGAACGCAGAGTTGCAAAAGATAAATCAGTTGCCCAACCGTAAGCAGAAGCGTTCAAGTCGGTAACGGAAGCATCAGCAAAAATCTTAGCAAATCCATCCATAGCACCAGCGGTTACGGTTGAATCAGATGTCCATACCGCAGTTTCCAACGCCTTTTGAATAGACTTAACCTTTTGCTCAGCGTAAGCTTGCTCGAATGGGATAGTGGTAGGCATTGAACCCGCAGTTAATTGGGTTTGCATCCAATACTGCTCCAACGTCTTAGGACAAATAGCTTCGTGAACCTTGGTGTGAACCGCAGTCAAAGAACGCTGTGTGAAATCGGTAGTGTTGTTTGCGCCGTTGAAACCGCAAGAGTTACCATACGCAAAAGCGGTGGTGGTATCCATCAAGTTCAAAGCAGAAACATACTTAACACCTACTTGTTTGTTAATCAAAGAAACGGTGCGAGCGTCGAATAACGACTTGGTGATAAGGGGTAGGGTTTGTTGATTAGTATAAGTACTTAACCCTGCTAAATTGTAACTCATTTTTTATTTTTTTAATGCGTTAATAAGATTTTCAAATTTTTTCTCTTGTGAGTTCTTTGGGTTGATGTAGGTAAAAGATGCAGGTTTGCTCACCTCGGCAGTCGGTGCGCTTGCAATTTCTTCTACAACGGCAGTCATCGCCTCGGTTGCTTTACCCATTCCATCCATGCGAGTCATCAAATCTGCCAACATACCTTCCAATTTGGTGATACGTTCAGCCATTGATTCCATTTCATTGGCGTGGTCTGGCATCGGCATAGCTTCTGCCATTTCCTCGGTGGCTTCAACTTCAACCTTAACCTCTGGTTGTTCTTCTTCGATAGGCATGATTACAATCTTACCGCCCTCGGTTTTAATCTTAGCAACCCCAACGAGTACATGCTCGCCATCAGGTGCAGGAACTTCGTTACCGTCCCCATCAACTACCATAACATCAGCACCAACGGCGATTTCTCCGTTGATGCTAACTTGACCGCCACCTTCCAAGTCGTACATTGCGAACGCTTGGGGTGTTTTTTCAACTGGTGTTTCCGAAGACATTAAGTAACTCTTGATTTTCAAAAGTTCAGCTTTAATATCCATACTTAAAAAGTTTATGCTTATTGAATGGGAACGTCAAAAAAAGTGACAGAAAATTTTATAGCAACGCCAAAATTTCGTCAATCAATGTTACTTCTAAATCGTGTTTACTCGCTTTGTACGGAGCGTGAATAAAATCGCCCTCAACCGAGAACCCTCGGAAATTACCCGCTTCAACTTCCTTCCACGCCTCTTCATTGTCAACTTTGTACGAACCAAACCACGTGCCTTCTACGCAGTCCTCAAAGCCCTTAGGTGCGTTGATTCCACGGGATGAATCGGTGATGAAGGACTCAAACATAAACACGCCATCGATTGGGGTTTTGTGTTCTACGTTTACGTTGGTGTTGTACTGATTCGCCATGAATTTGAGCGCAATCTTTTCAACCGTTGGTTTGTCGTACATCACGTAGTACTCACCCATCTTTTCATCCCTGCGGTAAATTAGTTGGTTGGGAATCATTAGCGGACCCGTTACAATCTTTCGAGCAGTATCCGCTGAAAATTGTTGTCGGTTGTTGAAGGCGTGGAAATTGCGTTCAATCGCAGGGGTGTTCACGAGTGCCACGTAATCAACCCCCGTTTCGTCTTGTTCGTTTATAACTAACTGATAAACTGGTAAATCGTTGTAAGTATTCATATTATTTTCCAAGTGTTGCTGTTTGTTGAAGTCTTTTTGAGCGTTGTTGCTTTGCTGAAATATCCGTTTCAAGTACGTAGGTACGCATTGACCTTTGTTGTAATAAATTACCTTGTGCATCTAATTGCAGTTGGGTAGAATCGAGTTGACTCGTTTGGGTTGCTTGTTGTGAAGGAGATGGAATGTTACCGCCTGCATTATTATTCATAGATGGAGGTGTGCCACCTTGAAATTGAGTGTCGCTAATTTTCTTAATTTGAGCGATACCCGTTGCAAGTACAATCGCAGCTTTTGCAAAGTTCAACCCCGTAATTTGGTCTTTTGGGACTGCTAATTGTTGCGCAACACCCATTGCGGTTGCAGTGATTGCAGAAGCTATCTTAAACTTTTTATCACGTTCAAACGCTTTCTTTTGTCCGTCTATATCTTTTCGGGCGAATGCTTCGTTTAATTGCGAAAGAGCGTCAAATCCTTCCTTGGTTATTTGTAACCATTCCATTAAGGTTGCTTTTCTCTTTGCAAATAATTCCTCTTCGGTTTTTGCCTCTTTATCCTTTATTTCTTTTTTCTTTAATGCGATTTGGTCTTCAATCTCAATGGTTGAAAGTCCGTAATCCTTAGCAATTTGAAGTTGATTTTCAAGTTTTTGAAGTTCTAATTTTTCAGTTTCCTGATTACTTACTTGTGCATTAACTATTAAATGATTGTAATACCCATCACTTGCTTTTATACTATCTTCATATTCCTTGTTTGTTCTATCTTGAAAATCCTTTGCATTTTTTTCCCTTTGTTTTTTCAAAAACTCTTCATATTCCGCTTCATAGCTTCTAAGTTTTTCAAGTTCTTTTTTCTTTGCCTCTGCTTCTTTTGTTGCCTCTGCAATACGTTTGGCAGTTTCCTCTTTTTGCTTATTGGTGTAATTTATTTCAAGTACGGTTTTATCCTTCAATAAATCCCTTGCACTTTGCACCAATTCAAACAGCTTTTTACGTTCCTCATCGGTAGCATTTCCTGCTTGTATTTTACGCTTAATTGCTTCTTGTTCTGCATAGTTATTTTTCAAACGAAATTCAAGTAACTGCTTTTCAAGTTCAAAAACTTCTTTATCATTCTTTCCCTTAGCTTTGGCAATATCGATATTACGTTGCATCTGCTTTTCAATCGATTCATTTGCCTTTGTTAATTTATTGATTGCTTCCAAAGATGCTTCCGCATTCGCCTTGGTCTTTGCCGTACTGGCATCGTCAATCAATCCGAAAGAAATGGTGTGTAGGAAATCCCTAACCTTAGCAATGATACCATCGAATGGTTTGAGCAAATTATTGACTACCTTTTTAACGTCCTCAAAGTTGGCGATTAGATACGTCAATGCTCCAATCAATAAACCAATCCCCAACCCTTTCAAAGCCATTCCAAACCCTTTGGTTGCCTTTGTAGCCACATCGGTCGCAACCGCTCCATCCTTTTGCGCCTTCGATAAAAATAATTGTGAGAACGCTGTTTCCTTTTGTAGAATGTTAGTGATAGCCGTTACCCCTTGGAGTAAAGCCATCGCCCCCTGCGTTTTCTTGATGGCTTCCTCAACTTGTTTATTCTCGCTACCGAATAACGCCATTGCACCCTGAGCAGCTGCGAAACCGCCTGCAATTCCTTGGGCTGCCTGAGTGAATGCATCGAGTTTGAACGTATCGGAAGAAAGTGCTTTGATTGCGTTCTTCGTATCCCCAATTTGGTCTTTTACTTGACCCGCTCTTTTTTGAAGTTCCTGAAACGCTTTGCTTCCCGTATCGCCCGCTTCTTTCATGCGGTTCAATTCGTTCTCAATTCCTTTCAGTTCTTGTTTTAAATTCTTAAACTGCCCCTGCGCTTGGTCGGTTTCACTCTTTACTCGTAAAACTATATCCTTTTCAACATCTGCCATTATTCTGTAATTATTTGTGGTTTTGGTTCATCGTCAATACTTGCACCCGTTCCGCTTGTAAGTTCAAACACGGTAGGAACAAAGCCGTCTAAATCTAATACTTTAAGCAACTCTACCGAGGTGCTTTCATCGCTGTTCGCATCGTAATCATTCACCGCCAATAGGTAAAACAATACGCCATTTATGTAAATCAGTTTCCTGAAATCAAGGTTCGCAATATCAACGGGTGTAAGTTGCATGAATAACTTGACTTTCTTTGCATCCTTATCCGTGTACAACTTCACGTAATCCAACCAAAAGCGGTTGAATAGGTTGTTATTCGTGTACCTAAATATCGCACCCGTGGTTTCATTCGATTGGTAGTACAACTCCCTTGGAATTCCGAAGCATAAATCGGTGGTAGGGTTGTAAGGGTTATCCAACGTTCCGGCGTACGGGTAACTGGTGTAATCGTTACCCTCAAATGCAAACTCCGTTGCACTCGGAAATTCAATAAATTCGTGGTAAAGAATGCGGAGGTTTGGGGTAACGGGTTTCACGTTCAAAGCCACATCCCCACCGCTCGCCGTTCCTTTGTTGTCGATGTCGTAATATCGTGCGTAAATACGTGGTGAAATCTGAAATCCAACCATTACGCTGTTTGAAAATCCAACATCCTCCGCTTGCTCACCATTTGAAAATTCGTTGCTCGAAATGTACTTACGTGAGCCGTAGCCTTCCCCGTAGGCTTGTTGGTAACGCTTTTCAAAATAACCGCCACCATCTTTGTACGCAAACTTGTACGTTTTCGGATTCATGTAACCGCACGGCACTACCTCGTAACCCTTTTCAACATCCCATTTGTACGTCCAATCTATTGGGTTTGCATTGTCGTAAAAATCGGTGAATGGTTCAACGTACAACTTCTTTGGGTTGTACTTATCAGGCATGATAAACAAGTTGAACATTCGCACCAAGTACATCAAGAACTCCGACTGCTTAACCTTTGGCACGATCGTTTGGTTCATGTCCCACGTATCACCCGGAATCATTAATGGAGTTCCCGAAACCTGATTTAAGAAATATGTGCCATTTGAATTTATTGTAGTTGTATAACCATTTTCACCACCCGAATAAATAACGTCAACATAGTCGCCACTAACTAATGATATTTGAGCAATAACATCAGCAGTGTAAGTTGTATTTGCTACCGTACCAACTCCCCATGTAACAGCAGTCGAAGCTACTACCACTCCATTTTTACGAATAAACGCTTCAAATGTATTAGGACCATTCAAAGAATCGTAAGCTTCTAATTGCGTTACACTATACCTTAATTGAAAATTCTCTACTACTGTGCGGTTTGAAACGTACCTATGCAATGATTCATTAAATAAACCACCATCAAAAAAAGGTAATGGAGTATTAACGTCTAAGTTTAATTGCTGGTCAATTACATTACCCGTCCAAGTAACATCGGTTGAAATCCCAATGTAAAAAAGTAACGTCTGTATTTGTTCATCGGTAATGTACGGAACGCCACTAATACCATACGGTACTATCAACTGCTTAAACCATTGCGACGCAAAAAAGTCGCTTTCATACGTGAAACCACCATAGGCGAAAATCTTATCGACGTACTTCTTTACCGAAATCGCAGGGTAAAAATCCTCGGTGGTGAAAATATCAGCGTAAGGACTTGGAGTTGTAGCACGTTGAAATCCTGCTTGCCCGTAATCAATCGCAGGGTAATAGTAATCATTGCCCGTACTTCCAACCGAGTTAGTCCAAGCATCCACTACGTTGCTTGCATCCCATTCGTGATTCAGTTCGCTGAAATCCAAATCGGTTAATTCAGCATCACCAAGTTGTTTGAATAGGTTTGCCGTTTCACCATACAACCCTAACTCATACGTGCCACTCGTGCCGTTATCCTTAACCGCCAATAATTGCGCAATACCTTCAAACACTTGGATTCCGTTCTGCATAACGTAGGCAGTCGCTCGAACGCTCGGATCAAAGGAAACAATCCATTGATCAAATCGGTAAATGCTACCAAAAACTAAATCGTTGTTTTGCGTCTTTGGAATTTCAATGGTACGGCTCACCGAACTTTTGCGCTCGATCGGGTTTTCAATATCCGTAATCGAATAGGTTAAACGAATATCAATATCATCGAATAGGTCGAGGCGATTGCCGTCAATGTACAACTCGGTTATCATAAAGGTACGGCTTCATCAAAGGTGTAACGGTAGGTAATTGATAGCGTGTGCAACTGGTCGAAATCACGCTTCCAAACGTTGTAATTTGTGTCGGTAATCAAGATTGGTACAAGCACATCAATAACGCCCGATTCTCCCATATAGGAAGAACGCACCCAAGTACGGGGTGAGCGTACCATTTCAGCCAACCATTCAAACTCCGCATCGGTTAACCAATCACTTGAAGCCGTGTACTGCCGTGTAAAATCTACGCTCGCATTGAACCTCGAATAGTCGCTACGTGTATAACTATACGTATCGCCCATGCTTAGCAACGGCTTGGAAGCTTGCAACCTTTCAATGCTTTGAACCTCACGTTTAACCTTGTTGAATACGTAACTATCAACCCCACCGAGTTGATTCTGAAAATGTACCTCGGTTAAATCGTACCGCTGGCATCCAACGTTTAGATTAACGATATATTCCGCACTTTGTAATTGGGTATCATTATCGCCACGGCTTAAAGTAAGCGAATAATATCCATCGTCAAAGGGAAAATCCACCGTTCCATCGTCTGAATCGGAAGTGTAAGCACTAGGAATCGAATACACCTCCAAAGGCATAAATGGTACGGTTATAATGCTATTCTCGTTTGGATCGTTGGCATTGTGGTACGGATAGTTTTTCGTTTGTAAGTAATACTCACGAAGCACCGCACCAGTATTTGAGTAGTATCGGTATCTAACCCAATCAATGTTAGCCGAGTTTTCAATCGTGCAAGGCACGTACAAGTAACCGCTTTGCAAGTGTCCACTTTGTTGCGCAATAGCAATCGAACTTTGAGGGCGGTTGGTGAGTAATTGGTGAATGGCAGGCGTACTGCTCACCACGTAATCGGTAAAGTCGTAACTCGGGAAATCTAAGGTATCAATCGCACCGCAATACACCGTGCCCGTAAAATCGTAAGTAGTTGCACTCGCACCGCTGTACTCCTCCGAAAATTCAACCGTGTACGACTTCCACATATCGGGACACTCAAACCCTCGACCTTCGCCAATATCCGTATTTATTCCGATTTGCGTTCTTAGTACCTCACGAATATCGAAATATCCCTGATCGTTGTTTGGGTTGGGTGAGGTCTTTAATCGTACCAACTGCGTTGCACCAATGAATACATCTGCAACGTATTTGAAATTTGGTTGCGCTACGTTCGTACTCGATAGCACGAAGGTTATCGGATTGCCTACCGTGGTAAAGTCCTGCGGTTGTGATTCTATCGTTATTGCCATATTATTTTGGTAGTAAAACTGCCGTAAACGCTTGGGCGGTCATTTCTGCAACCCTCTGCGTTAAATCATTTAATCTATTTTCAGTAAGTGTTGGTTGTACGAATGGATGGGCGTAAGTTCCTCGCTTGTAAATGGAACGCCTAACCCGTGAAGCAAACGAATAAACGTCTTTCTTTCCGCTTGTCAGTGCTTTGAACTGCACCCATTTAACCATATCCTCCAAACGTGGGTACTCTTTTACCGTGAATGGGGAGTTAGGTGCTTTTGAACTTTCCTGCGTTCCCTTTTGCCCGTACTCCAATAGCTTCCAATATGCAGGGGCTTCGATTTCAACGGCGTAATCTTTGCCAAAACGCTTAATCGGTGCAACCACTAACGATTGTTGAAGGTTGCCCGTAGCACGGCTTTTATTCGCATCTATCTTATCCCTAAAAAGTTTTATTTGTTCGTTACACCATTCAACGATTTCCTTTTCGACGCCCTCAAACGCAAGATCAACATTGCCAGTACCAATGTCCTCAATACCTGCTTTGAATGATCCGCTAACATCTTGAAACTCGACAAACGCCATACTTATTAAATGGGACTTT